CATTGCCAACCCTTAACTCTTAGATGATGTAGTGCCTTACAATAGTTAGGCTCATCATAGCGTGTTACTCCATACCTATGTTGTACGTAATGCCAATACCAATAGAACTGGTAGTCATCAGGTGCGCCTTTAAGGGCTGCACTTCTGCCTTGATAGTAACCATGATGTGAACCATTAACTGCGTATCTATTATTAGATGATTCCTTAAATGCAATGAGATCATGACAATACTCTTGCTTCTCAGTTAATTGGTAATCAGCTAATTCGAATACTGTTTGAATGGCATCTATTGAGCCACTTGATGCTTGACTCATGGGTAAGCATAGAGCTCCCACCAACGAGACGGCTACCCAGCGAGCTCTCCGCCTAAGCGGCTCGCTGTGAGCCCCTTTAAGGGCTCTAGCCTGTAGAGTACCATACCTGTCAAATATGTCGTAAATACTGCGTGTCGTGAGCATGAAATCTCCTCGATGTTGCGTAATTCAAAGTTATCCACAGGCTGTGGATAAACCTGTGGATAACTATCTGTTGTCAGTTGAGTAGAATCCTGTGCCTTTGAAGATAGCTGCTGGCACACTTGAGTAAACCTTATTCATAGGTTCATCGCAGAAAGGGCAGTTGATGTCATGGGGCTCATGGATAGCCAGCTCATGATCTAAGATAGCTGTGCTTTCACAGTCATCATTGCGGCATTGAAATTCATAGGTAGGCATATTCTAGCCATGCCATTCCGCAAAGGTTATGCCACACTTGCCGCATTTACCTTCTGTTTTGTCTGCATCTGTTACATACATATGAGCGCAAACCCTTTGACACGTTTTACAAGGCACATTGACCAACTTCCACGATCCGCATTGTGCGCATCTTTCAGGCTCAAGTTTATCAGAATCGGTCTGTATTTCCCCATAAAGGGGTAGAAGTAGTTGCACCAAGTCACCAAACCGCATAAACGCTAGATACTCTGCAGCATCTTCGCCTTGACCATTCATACGACACACCACGAAGGAAAGCTCTTTGCCCCCTGCTCTCTTGGTCGCTTGGCGCAACCACTCTAACGGCTGGAACGCCGACCTAGCCTTAACCTCAACGTCGAACGGAACGTTGGTTATATCTTTTCCAGCCCCTCGACCTACTCCTGCGCTTCTCCACCATTGCGATAGATAGGCTGCAACCACTCGCTCGGTTCGCAGTCCTCGGTCTTTTCTGTGACGTGTCATGCACGTCCAGCAGAGTTAATAACGCCACACTTGCAAGTCCAGGACTGTTTCATGTAACGCTCTTTGATTTGGCTAACTGTTGGGTGTTCATTGCAACCCTCGCAGATAATAGCCCAGCCCATATCTTGTAGAATCTGCGCACTAGCTCTGATGTGAGCCATTGCTTCATCGTCTGGGAATTCTTCCCATTCGTTATCTTGATTCTGAAAGTATAGTTTTCCCATTAGTTATCCCTCGGCTTCCATGAACCATCATCTGCAATGCTGTACCAGACAGGATCACAGTAGTTAGAAGTGCCATGAGGTGGGTTGCACTTCCACATTCCCCAAGGCTTACCCGCCTTGCTTGTTCCAGTCTTCCAGACACGCGCACCATGCTTGCAGCTCTCCTCTGGGACTGTGCCACCAAGGACAGCCTTGACTGTCTCGACTGCTGTTTCCATAGTCTGAGGTGCTGGGCTTTCCCAAGTTGTCCATGGATCATCCGCCTTTGCTACTGGTACATATTCCTTTGATGTCTCAGCCATCTTGACCTTGGTCGCTTCGACCTGTGCCTTCACTTCATTGTGCGCTTGAACCTTCTGCATATCCTCACGCGTTGGCTTTTTATCGGTGTCCAGAATCAGACTCAAAGCTCTACCTATTGCGCTGGTTACTGTATCTTCAACATAAAACTTGCGCATTGATTGAGGATAAGTAGATGCAACACCGAAGGCGTAATCTACGCCCGCTGGATATAAATCGTCATGCTTGCGATATACCTCAGCCATCGCTAAAACTTCGCCCTTAGCACTATCAAGGCTCACAACCTTTGTGACAATTCTTCCGCCATCGTGAGATTTTTGGAAGCGTGAAACTCGATCTGCGACAGTCTCGTATGAACTCAAATCAAACATATAAATCATTCTCCTCTGTGTGTAGTTGTCCAGCTATTGCAAAATACGCTGCGCCGTCGATGTAATTGTCTGGCTTTGCAGTCTCCATGCTTCTTGCGACTTTGACCAATGCCAAACACATCGCCACCTGATAGTCGTTAACTGGCATCTCGAGGTATGCGCTCCAGAGTGAGGCTGTCCGTTGCATATTGTCTGAAGGGTGACCGTAATCAAGTCCTCGGTCTTGGATAGTAGCTCGCGCTTCGTTGAGGTAGTCTCTAGCATTCATCGACCCACCTGCTCCAATGTGCGCTGTTCACGACGTAGAGCAATACGTCCTGCAATCTTGCCGTGTTCATGTCCTTGAGAGTAACCCCAAAGGAAGCCAACAACACCGCCTAAGGCAAGTGCTGCCATAATAATATGATCTGAATTCATTTAGCCCTTTCCCGTAAGCAACTTGCCTACAAGAAGAACTTTAAACCATACGGGCTAAACAACCACCCAATTTAGATAACGAAACGATAACGATTTCATCGACTGACTCGTCGCCAAAGTCTGGTCTAGCGAACCCTTCCATAGACCTTGCCCTGCACAATGAACGTGCCGTTCTTCTCAATGTGGATAATGTCCACCTGCACGTTAGATCCCTTGACGTACATGATGGCAAAAGCCTGTTGCCAATTAGCCGTTCCCTTGGTGTATGAGGCTTGTTTGAAGTCCATGAGGTTTCCTACCTCAACCCCATGCAGAACACGCCCTAAACGCCCTCCAGAGGCTTCTGAGAAGGCACTACGCCCTGCTCTGTGAGTATGTCCTGAGATTACGTTCTTCCCGTGCCTACGGGCTGCTTCAAGGGCTGAGAGCCCGCCTAGGTTCTTGATAGGCGTATGGTCTCCATGGACTGCTATCCAGTTAGGCGCGATAGCCATAGGGTTCTTGTGGAAGGTAATGCCAAGCTCGTCGAACTTCATGAACTTCTCAAAGCGCAGTTCTGGCAAGGATAGGAATGAAGGTATTTTCTTCATAATGATGTTATAAAGGCGGTCTGTGTGGTTAGACCTAATGCAATCGGTAACGCCTAACTCCCATAGGAGATCAACGCAGCGGTTTCGGTCATCGCCAAGGCTCTGCTCATAGGCTTGAGGCGTACCTTCAGACCACTTGCTAATAGTCTGGAAGTCAATCTCGTCACCGATGGTGACTGTCTGGTCTGGCTTAAAGGTCTTGAGAAATCGTGCTATGTTCCGAGTTACATGCACGTCCTCGAAAGGTACTTGCAGGTCGCTCAGGATTACGATCTTCTTCATCTAGTCCTCGTCGTCGTCCTCGTAGGGTATGTTGTCGATTCGATTAGGCAGGTTAGGAATTATCCAGTCAGGGAATGTCTCGCGGTCTGACAGTAGCCAGAAGGCATGAGTCTCGCTGAACCCTGCCTTGCGTAATGACTTGTAGAATTCGTTCAACGCTATTGCGTAAGCATCTAAGGCGTTGTATGTGTCTAAGTCTATGACTGGTTTCTTGCGTGCCATGAGATAAGTGTTACTTACCTAACAACTCGATAATGGTATCGACACGCGCTTCAAGGCGAGACACCTGATCCTTGAGGCTTGAGCCACTATTGGGCTTTAGCTCGCTTAGGTAATGCTTAATCATGAACTGGGTATATGCAGCAAGACCACCAAGAACAGAGACAACAGCCACAGCCCAAGCAGCAAGGTCAGCCGCGCTCATTACTTTTTAGGAGTTGCGTAACCGAATACGCCTGCGACGATTGAACCAAGGATAGAGCGGTAGTCCAAAGCAAAGTTAGAGGTAGTACCCCAGACTGCAAGGAAAGCACCAAGGCTCATTATTACGGGATTCTTCATGTTCATTGTGTGCCGCCTATCATCGGGATATTAAAGAACGAACCATCTGTATCGCCCTTTTTAGTAAAAGAAACATGGCAATGTTTAACATGCGGATTGATTCCCTTATATGCGACCCAACGCCAAAGGGACTTTCTAGAACATATCTTTCCGTTGAAGATGACATAAGAGATTCTCTTATCGCCACGTTTAGCGCAGAGTCGTATCTGATCTGCAAGGTCAGGCATGAGGTCGGGCTTAGTCTTTCCAAGTAAATCCCTGTCAATATCAATCGCTCGGACGATACCCGCTGCATCAGGATTGTGGTCAGAAGGACGTGCCGAATGACGAGTGTCGCCAATCCAGCCGTCTGAGGTGCGATCTCTATCTGGGTAACAATCATCGAACTGCTCCCTTAGTTGTTGCCCTGCTTTACAGAGTTTGTATGAGTTTGTCACGCTCTGCCTCGCATTCGCTACAGTCCCAACGCTTTTTATCATTAAGAATTAAAGTTTCATGTTGGCAAGGCACAGGAGGAATAAAGGCATCGTCTATCGGATCGTATGTATAACCGATTCCTGCATAGTTGTAGCGGATATTACCGTTATAGGA